GGGGCCGCTTCGACATATTGGTAAACCAGTCGACTACGAAAGAGAACGGCAGGAGATTCCAAATGCTGGCGAGCGTGGGCAAAAGACCCAAACTGCGGGCTGCTAGCATCCCTGCCAAGAAGGTTGATAGATCGAAGCGAACTTCGATCTGTGCTCTAGTGTCCAGATGGAGCGTGCCATTAGAGAGGAAATTTTCGGACTCCGAGAAGGAGTATTCGAACTTACCCTTAATGATCGCCGTCCTCTGGCTCGTCACAGCACTTAGGACGCCATCGATGTCGGTTGACAAGACCTCATCGACGTCTTTCTGCGTAGGGAGGCGCTCGAAGCGCCACTTCAACACCTCTTCGGTGACGAAGTCAATTAAATCCTTTATAGCAGAAGGGTCGCCAGAAAAGCATTTGGCGACAAGACGTGAAAGTTGTCCTAAATCAGGAAGTAGGTTGAGGATCCCCGGCAATTGCTGGAGATTCTGCAGGTTATTCGCTTCCAACGCTAATGTGTTATCATCGAAGGCTTTAGAGGCCGCGATGAAAGACGACGGACGAATGTTATTCATTTCGTCTATCACAGCATTAGTGACGGCAAAGGCACGCCAATGAGGCGACCTACCCCGGCCAATTCTAAACTTTTCGAATTGGTAATCGGATGCGTCCCCAACCTGATAAATTTCGCTATACGTTCGGATTAAGTCGCCAGCTGGAAAGCTGACGCTTATACTGGGAGAAGGTTCCGGGAAGGAACCGCTATCTCCATTCCAATCGAGGAGCTTAACGCTTGAATGGTCATGAATAGACCATAGATCTGAAGGGAATGTTACCCAATCAGATGCTAAGCTATGCCCGTAGGTTGGATGAATCTGTGAGGAGAACTTGAGATGTACTTCCCACAGGGTCCAGTATCTCCCCGGCCAAATGGCCGGAGCGTAATCGAGACGATAGCCATAACGGATGTCGATATCCCATCTGTCCAGCCCATCGATTAAACGATGAACCGAGTTATCTACAGAGTAGGTATACCGGCTGACCCAATAACCACGCGCTCGCACATACTGGTTACCCTCGCTTATAGAGCGAGACATAGCCCGAGCATGCTTGAAAGCGTCGAGATTGGCTTCCTCACTAGACGGATCTGATGAGGGATCTCCTATGAAGGTCATGAAACCAGCGGCGGTTACGCCGTCTAATTTAACACGACTTACACAGGAACCTCTGAAATGCTGATCGAAAGGGATAGAAGGGGCTCCGAGATAATTCCCATAATGGGGTCTCCTACCATCAGGGTAGGGACGATAATTATCAAGGATAGCCTTATCACCAACTCGTCCAACATAAGCAGTGTGGGTGGTAGAGTGTTGTTTCTCAACGACACTACCACTAAGGGGTGCGGTGCTCATGGTTAGAGCTCCGCCCAATGGGCCTCGACCGTAAATTTCACGATCCCGGCGACCGTCGTAATAATCCTTCGACGGCTTGTCGGTTAAATGAACCGCTTGGGCCTTCTTAAGCTCGCCATGGTCATAAATACCAAGAATTGAGCTAAGAGGTAGTGCGCTAGATATTAGCGCTCTAGATCCATCGTTCTCCCCTTGTGAGAAGAACATGGTATCACCAGCAAAAGGCATTGGCCAAACAGTGTCGGCGATGCCGGCACTCTGATCAGTCTGTATTTGTCGACTGATACGGGCCAAGCTACGCCTTTCCAAAGGATCCATACTTT